TGCGAGACTCCACCAGTAAAAGAACTTTGAAGACCGCTAAACTCTGCCCAAGATTGTGCTGACCCGTTCTTTGCGGATGTTCGCCACAAATCATACTGAGATGCAGACGACAACAGACCCGATTGGTTGTTAAGATTGACGCTAATATTCTGGATGACGAATTGAGACATTGAGTTCTTGGGTGTTTGCTGGGACATTGGAATACGAGCAGTGATGATGAAATAATCTGGGATTTGATTGATTTGGAGATTGGACGAGTTGACCTTAACCTGTTGTCCGATTGATGTGAATGTGGGGTTGTTTGCAGAGGAGGTTAAATACCTCGGGAAATCCATATAAGGCACAACATTCTTGGTTTGGATTAAATCAGATGGTTGAGTAGAAAGGAACTTGAACAACAAACTGGGGACACCCAAGGTAGTGCTGAGAAGTGCACGTTGTCCGGCAGGGGTGGCGGGAAGAGAGAATGCTCCTGGTTGGTTAAAGCATTGCTGGGTAGGACTGCCTAAAACAATACCGGTGAAGTAAGGGTTGGCGGTAGACCATATACGGGCAGCGGTTGCATCAATATTCATCGTGAATGCCATATTGTTGATGCCGAGAAGACCCTGGGAGTTGTATTCGGGGTTAGACCAGATAAAAGGGGACAAGAATATAGGTTCAGTCAAAATTGTCGCTACACCGATCTTCCACGTTTCGTTTGCTACACCAGTAGCAATTGGACTATTGTCCTGAAATACACCACCGACGAAACGGGCAACCTTGTAGATAATAGGGAATGCTCCACGGGGCACTTGGTCTAAATCATACGAGGCAGTGTTAAATGATGCTAAAGGATTGTTGGTGGCGTTCACAGCATCGGTATATGACCCGTATGCTTGGTCGGGAAGACTGGGGGTCATTGAGTTATAACGATAAAGTTCTCTGCTGTCGTTCATTCTCAACAGAGATGGGAGGACGTCCTTGGTGTTGATGCTACACGTGGTATTGTTGATCTGAGCAGTAGCAGTCGTAAATAAAGAGTTCAAAGGGAATGCTTGGAATGCATCAGTGTTTCCGTATGACCACACACTCCTGCCAACAGGAACTGGGGCAGCGACACTTCCATACGACAATTCAATACAGAGAGCAGTGTTGAGTAGAACATCACGACCAATCACGACGTTCTCAGATGGAACCTGGACGTTCCAGATCAGAGCACTATTGGAAGCACTTGTGGAAGGGAATGGTTGAAAAGTGGTTTGAGATGCCCCCGATTTGACGGCGAAATCTAAATCCGAAGTAATATCGCCGATGACCGAGTCCTTCACTAAAATCGTTTTAAAGTCCGACATTATATATTATACAATTATAAAATATCGGCAGACACTCCGCTAAATAGTTTTTTGTCTAAATCATACGCCTACCTCCCTTTGATGCTCCAACCCCGCTCATTGACGGCGTAGAATGACCGGCAGTTCCTTTATCGGAGATGACCCCTTCACTATCCTTCTTTAAAAAGGCAATCTTCAAAGTGACCGACCCGCCACTTGCTAAACGGAATGGCACGAGTTCGGCATTTCGTAGTCGGTAGAATATTTGAATGTCTAAATTAAATAAGGGTCGGTTGCCGTTCAAAGAGACCAGACGATATTGTGCCTGTGGAGTATATACCAACGACGGACGATAAGCACCTGTATCACTTACTAAATCCGTTATAATATTGGCGATATTGGAGTTATTTCCTTGAAACCCGACTTGTTGAGTATCGCTTAATACGACTGGGGTGCTAACCTGATTGGGAGTCATCGGCATCGTGTTGCTTGTAAATACAATTGCAGTAATCGGTGATATACTGCTAATAGTGCTGGTCTCTTGGTAAGTAGAAATATACGGAATGGATATTGGCGGGTCTTGTCCTCCTACTAAATCATACTGGGGAGGGGTGATGAGTTGGGTATTCAATCCCCCTTGGTTAATCACCTCTAATTGGAAGTTCTCATTACCGCCTACGAAATTGTATCCGAAAATGGTCACAGGGAAGGACTGGAACAAATAGAACAATGGGGCGTTAAAATAAATCTTGATGGGGTTATTACCGCTTAAACCCGGGTTCACGGCGGGGTTCAAATCGTATTGCGGGATGGTAAAAATAGACCCAGTATCGCTAGATGTATCCCACTGGAATAACGGCGGTAAATTGTCAGACGTAAGAGTAGTTGTAGTCGGGGTCTGGTTAGCGGTATAAATATCGTAAGTGGGCATATTAACAGCACCCACAGCAGTCACTAGGTTCTGTAATGCGGTCTTAAATGTTCTCGTTATTAATTCCGCCATATACTGGTAGGAATACACGTTGTAGTATCCGGTCTCGTTGTTTTGAAGACCATTTGCAGTCGTAGATGGTGGTGATGGAGCGATGCCGGTAGTTCGGTCTTGTGGGATAAATATCATCGGGGTAGCACCACTGGTATAGTTGGTAGTCCCGTCGTCCCAAGTAAGTGTGATGTTGTAAATAGTCTCGTCCCGATTTGTTGCGAATGGTTTGATGGATGGTATCCAGACGGGAAGAGTTCCGGTATCCACGCTAAATCGGATAATGCTTAAATAGTAGTCCTCGGGGCAATTAATAAACGGAAGAGTTCTTGACTCGTTATAATAGAACACTGGCGGTAAAGTGTTCTGCGACTGAAAGTTGGTTATTGTCACATCGTAATACACTTGATCGGGCGAATGGTCTCTCTTTACTTGATTGAGTTGCGACATCTTATATATAATGTAGATTATTATAATACACTATATATAACGATTATTTTTTGGCGGTAAACGGCGAACTGACGCTCGTTTTAGTTTTTTTTTTGTAATACGAGAACAGGTGATAAGGGGTATGGTAGAAAGTCCCTCACGTGGGAAATATCCTAAAAACAGCGTCGGTTCGCCGTTCGCCGCCGAAAATCCTAATCGCCTAAATTAAACGACAGGAATAGCATACAAAGTGGTAGCGACGGAAGTCCAGTTGCCCCCTACACCAGTAAGTCCGATTTCCAGAGCGTCAACCCCGTTGGATCTAAAAACGGATGTTAGTGTTCCCTTAATGGTGGTAGCACCAACGGGAGTAGAAGCAATAACCACTCCATCAGTCTGGGCGAGAAGGGTTCCTCCGGTGACCCCACCACCGACTACGCCCGACATTATAGAGAAAACGTAGTCTCCGACTGGTAAAATTGCACTGATTAGAATATTTTGCACACCAGCATTAGCACCCCCGACAGGGACGGAAATCGCAAGAATGCGAGAAGTTTGACCTTGGGCGGATAGAAACGACATATTATACTATATGCCTCTAAAATAAATCGGGGGGGATTGTTCCTAAATGGAAGTCTATACAATACGGACGACGTATAATTTCGTGGCGAGAGAAGTCCATCCACCTCCTCCACCTGGACTTCCTCCTGCTACAATAACGACGGGAGTAGTTCCGTCTGATGTGACAACACCGCTTAAAAAGACTCTTGGGTTGTAAGTGCTTTTGACAATTGTATTTGCCGATTTTACAACGCCACCCTGGAATAACTCCAATGTGCCGGTGGTGATCGTGTTTGGATTATCCTCGTTTATAGCAACCGACACTGAGAACATATAATTACCAACGGGAAGAACTTGGGTTAATAATGTGCTAGAACCGCCACCGCCTCCTAGATTAGCAGGAATATTGTAAGATATTGCATTGTCAGGGATTTGTCCTTGTGCAGATAGAAACGACATCTTATACAATAGCAGTATAATTAAAAATCACTGCTAAACTCAAAAATATCCTCCGATTTATCCTTGGTGGATAATGCGTAGTCGGACACTTTATTCTCAAAGAAATTAGACTTGGATTGCAGTGATATTAACTCCATCCAGTCAAAAGGGTTAGACGCATCGTATATCTTGGGGTATCCCATCTGCACACACAACCTATCCGCCACGAACTTTATATACTGGGACATCAGGTCGCTATTCATACCGATAAGACGACAGGGCAATGCTCTGCATATGAAACCTATCTCAATATCTACTGCCTCTTTAATGACGGCGTGGAACCGGGACTGCGATAATCGTGTATTCAACTTGGAGTATAACAACACCGCAAACTCAACGTGGAGTGCCTCGTCTCTACTGATGAGTTCGTTGGAGAATGTCAGACCTTTAAGCAGTCCTCGTTTCTTTAACCAGAAAATAGCACAGAAGGCACCCGAGAACATTATACCCTCTACACAAGCAAATGCGACTAAACGTTCGGCAAACGACGACGACGATTGGATATATTTTTTACAGAAGTTCGCTTTACACGCTATAAAGTCAAACTCGGTAATGGCGTTAAATAGTTTCGTCTTCTTGTCTTTATCACGAATGTAAGCGTCTATAATGTTGGCGTAGACCTCCTGATGGATACCCTCCATTGTGATCTGGAAACCGAGGAACAAACGGCACTCGGAGTTCTGCACTTCGTTATAGAAACGGACAGCGAGGTTCTCGTTCACGAGACCATCTGCCCCAGCGAAGAATGCCAGTATCATCGTGACGAAGTGTTTCTCGTCGGTGCTTAACCCTTTCCAGTCTGCTAAATCCTTGGACAGGTCAATCTCCTCTGCGATCCAGAATGACTGGACTGCCTTCTTATACATCACCCATACGTCTTGGTAGACTACGGGCAATACTACGAAACGTGAGTCGTCGGGGGTTAATAGGGGTTCGTCCATTATATATTATTGAAAATATTATAAAATGGTGGAAAAAAGGGCGAAATAGTTGAAAATAATGGATTATTTCGTGTGTATATAGATTATTACATATATAAAGTGTTATAATTTTAAAATTATTCCTGTATTAATCCATATATAGTTGAAAAAAAGGGTTAAATAGTTGAAAAAAAGGTAGTTAGTTAGATTATTACAGATAAATCATACAATAATGTGAAAATATAATTATAAATCCCAATTTCTCTCGCCAGTATAGGTCTCAATGGGTTGGATTGTTTGTAGAGCGACGTGGCAGTCTGGTATTAAACGGATAATGTCCCGGATAATGTCTAATCCTAGACTTGACTTGAATACGACATTGCAGTCGGGGAGTTCAAAGACTCTTCCTCCTCCCACGTTCAGTGCTACTCTCGTGATAACGTAGTCAGTGGCGAGGTTTCCTAGTGCTGTTCTGATCTCCTCGGCATCGCTGGGGGTCTCGCAACGATACTTGTATTCAACAACAGGATGGTTATTATTTTCAATTTCCTCATCACGGCATTCAATGCAGATGAAATCGCCGTCAATTAATCCGGCAGTTGCTGGGCGACCACAAATGTCGCACTGCTCGTGGATGTCTTCCTCCTCGTCGTCTTCTTCTTCTTCGTCCCAAGGACGACGGCAGAACGGGCACGTGGTTATTTGATTAGAGCAGTCGCCACATACTTGGTGGTCGCAGTAGAACCCCCGTGAGGGAGACTGCGTCAAGTTGTAGCATATTCCGCATTCCACCATACTGGGACTAATCACGCAGTCAAAGCATTCACCTGTGGGTTCTTTATTGTTTCCACATCTGTCGCATTCCTTATTTTCAATCGTGTTTGAGTTGGCGTTCATTCTTTATTTCAATCGGTTTGTTTCAATCGCTTTGTTTTAATCGCTTTCGGTTTTAAATAAGGTCGGTCTTATTTAAAGTATGCAGGACTGGTGTATTCTTAGGTTTTCGCATTCTTTTATTTTTTACTTATCTTTTGAATAATCGTCCATATTCTCATATTGATGTAATGCCTTGGTTAAATTAAAGATAGCAGTTAGATGGGTTATTAATAATTTACGACGCTTGGCATTCTCCGATCCCTTCGTATTACTTAGGAGATGTTGAATGGCGTTTGCCTCAATACTACACTTGGTTAATAGTTCGCTGATAATCTGTGCCTCTATCATTATATATTCCTAAACTACTATTCTTTCAAAGGACGAACGAATGGATAGTCGGTATCGTGCCCTTGTTCCTTCAATATACGTTGAACCCTCTCCATATCTGCAGTATAAACCCGGAGGACATACTCGTATAATCGTATTTTTCCGATTAGGATTGCGTATTGGGCGGAAGGAGATACTTCCTTGATGGCAGCGGAGTCCTTCAATATATTCGTGGTGATGTAGATTTCGTCGTGGTTCATTGCTTCGGGTTATACACTATATTAATGGTAAGTGTTTATACCCTTTTACATTATATATTAAATTGATGGTTAGTCTATTTTTTTGGCGGCGAACGGCGAACCGCCACCTTTTTTAGTTTTTTTTTGGGATGTGCGAATGAATGGAAAAGGGGTATGATAGGAAGTCCCTCACGTGGGAAAGTTCCTCAAAACAGCGTCGGTTCGCCGTTTACCGCCGAAAAATATCCGGGGGTATTAACCCCTATTTTAATGTTTAGGCAACAAACTTGGCAACAATAAAGTCGGACTTCTCGCCCATTTCTTTCTCACGCTTCTTTATAAAATCGTAGAACTCGGGTAGGGAATATCCCATCTTCATCATCTCAATCCGCAATATGCACCACCGACCACACGTCTGTATTTTAGCACCTAATTTTTGAAACCGGTGTTTATTCCATATAGTATTCCAACCATCTGCCGATGCCTTGTCCATCAGTCTCGTCATCTCATTCGTATTCTGTCCCAGTATCATTCTCATCATTCGGTTTATAAACTTCCAGTCCGTATCCCATTTAGCACCATACGAATTAAAATATTCACAGGTCTTTCCATATCTCATTACGGCAACCCAGTGTCCCGAATTAAGTTGGTCTTCTATCAGGATAATGACTGCCGAGTTGTCGGTGGGCAACAAGTCTTCAATGGACTTATAATTATCTAATTCACTATATTTAATCACCTGTTTTATTCCAGTGTGCCTCTCTATATCGCCGTCGGTTAGTGGGATCGGTATTCGTGCTTTGATTTCACGTCGTCCTGCAACTGCTATCTGTTTTTCGTCGGTTTTATCACCCATTATTATATAATAGTGGACGATAAAAAATAATCTAATTATACTCAATTTCAAACCCCTCGTTTTCAACACATACGGGACAATAAAAAAGGTCGGCAGTTAATCCTTCTCCGTCTAAATACGCCATCATATCCCACGGATATTCACGTCCGCAATTATCGCACTTCGTTAGTGTATCCCATTTACAGATCGTTTTTAAATGTTCCTTCGGGATATAAGTGTGTGGCGACGAGTGGTTGCGTTGGTCTTTTTGCCGGGCGAACTCTGTGGTTAAAAAGGTTTTGAATAATTGTGGGTCGTAGTCAATATAGCACAAATAATCCACGAAATTAAAAATAAGTCGGACTGGACGACCGATATACTTACCTCGTGGATAAAACTTGTCCGTCTGTATAAGTGTGGTCTCAAACTGGTCTCGCTTTATATCAAATCGGGTCTTTACCTCGTAGTTGAATGAAGGGTCTATAAAATCATACTGCTCGTATTGTGTCGGTGTAGGGGTTAATGTAGGTGAATGAAAGTATTCTTTTAAATAAGGGTAGATTCGTGCCTCCTCCGCCTTTGCTCGGGTATAGTCGTTAGTATAATGAACCATTATATAATTGAATTACTAATCGTCTTTATATCAATATCGGCGTAAAATACTTATTGTTAATTTAATGGTAAATATAATATGCAGGTCTACGCTAGGTCGTCTTCTCCGTCTTCGCCTTCTTCTTCGTCCAGTTCCCATCCGACGACTACTCCTTGGTCATTCTTCGTCCATATTATC